CACCACAGAACATTATCTTACTGTCTTCACCTATCCTAGTTACAATAGAGTCTAGCTCATGGAAATTCAAGTTGCTAAACTCATCCACTATAACAACAGCATTGTCTAGTGTTGTGCCTCTAATAAATGATGTAGACCAGAAGTCAATTGTTTCTTGTGCTCTAAGATTATCGTAAAGCATTTCAAAAGAATTGTCGTCTGGCATACTAAACATATATCTTACCATATTTTTGTATGGAATTTGATATAAGTATGACTTATCTTCATGATCTCCTGGAAGGAAACCGATTTCTCTAGTAGGAACTAGAGACCTTACAACATATATTTTATCATAACGTGAGGATTCGTCAAGTACTTCTTTCAATGCAAGGTATAACATGATAAAAGTTTTACCTGTACCAGCAGCACCATGAAGAAGAATATGTTTTCCTTCTTCATATGCTTTGAAAGCTGCCTTTTGATTATCCGTAAGTGGTTTAATGTCCACCATATAGGATCCATCAATAGGCTTCTTCCTCTTCATCATCTTCTTAGACATGGGTTGGATTGGTGGAGTGCCATTACCGTTACCGTTTGTTTTCTTTCTCGCTCTAGGCATATCTAAGTGTACCTCGATAGGTTAGCACGTGGGTGTTCCTGTTGAACTTTACTCATAACTTCTTTGAATCCATCATCCATTTTAGGATTACCATAAGTGACACCACCTACACCAGCAGTCCAGTCCTTATCCCATTCAGGATTGTCTGTCCTCCACTGGTCGTACTCTTTCATAGTCATAGAGAGTTCTTATTTCTCTTGAGTATTCTTATTTATTACTGGGTATGTTGGCATGTTAAAACTCCAATGCGGTTGAGGTAGCAGGGAATTGCTGCTTGAAGACATCTCTACATGCTTCAGCAATCACCATGTGCTCACGCTGTGTACCATGAGAAGACCTAAGATTTATATAATGAATCCAACTACGGACACTACCAGTCATGTATATCTTAGTGGGAGTAGAGAGTGGTAAGACAAATCTAGCACACTCCTTTGCTATACCAGCATGAAGCATACTCTTATATAGATCAATACTCTGATTAAAGTGTTGTCTTATCTCCTTATTAAATCTTTCTTGCACATCAGGGTCTACATCATCAACACTATTCTGTCTGTTCTTATCATCTTGACTACGCAACTCAGGTAAAGGTATGTCCTCTCTAATATACGAGACATCCTGATACCGTTGTGAAAATTCTTGAAAGGTAAATGACCTATGTCTAAGTATCTGTGCAGCAATTGCTCTAGTTGTTTCTATCTCCAGAGTCATGTGTGCTTGCTCAAAGATAGACCAGTGTCCATGCTTAATACAATACTTTAATAGTCCCTCTACCTTGGGGTTGTCCTGATTATTAGGGTTAGATACCCTAGCAATATAACCAATGGTTTTCTCTGCTTCAGGAGTGACAGAGACTAATGATACTTTACTCATACTTAATAATGATTCGAGACATAATCAAAAGTCCTAGGGACTGAAGAAATGTTATTGGTGGTAGACCAAACAAAGTTGGCATCAACCAATTCCATAGTAGTTTAATAGCGAATGGATAAATTGTCAAGGTGGATAAGAATCTAAGAAACTGTGTTGCAGATTCCATCCCTTCCTTATCCGTCTGCTCCTTCTTCTTTGCTATTATTTCTTTGGCTTTTTCGGCGGCTGTGGTGTTGATTCGTTCCATAGATTTGGTTTCACGGTACCTGCTGCTTGTTTAATAAACTGTAGTTTCTCCTTGTAGAGATCCCAATAGTAATCAAACACATCGGCTTGCTTTGTAGCAATCACAATGTCTTGGCAGAATTCATTATCTACATACCCGACAACGTATGCATGAGTAGGAAGAGTTTTATCTTCCACATCTTCTTGCTTACACTTGGGTCTGATTATCTTCATGAGCGACCACCCCATGTGATTGAAGGGAATGCTTCAGAGATAACCGCTTTAGTAATACGCTTATACTTTGTATTCATTTTCCCATCCTTCACTAGGGTCATTAACTCTGCTTCTTCAGCAGATAAACCTTCAAGTAACTGTACAAACATAGACTCTCTCTTCATGCCAGGCAATTTATCTGCCCCGCCTTTAAAGAATCTATACAGTCCTTTAAACTCATGCTCTAATCTTGTATGATCAGTGCCTACTGGTGCTTCGTTAGGTGTGTAAGGAACATCACCTTCAGGTAACATAGAAACAACACTGTCGTCGTAGTTAATAATCAATAACTGACGTAGAGCAGTGCTGTTATGCTTCTTAAGTAATGCTATCTTCTCTGATTTGGTCTTGGCATTAGATACCTTTCGCAATATCTCAGAGAGTAATAGTCTTGCAGAACTATTTGTTGTGGCCATTATGTAACTCCATAATTAATCATCATCTTCATCAGGTACGATTTCGTTTCTGATGTAAAGTAAGTCATCAGATACTATCATACCATCCTCGTCAAGCATCTCAGGATGGACAATTGATTTAGCATAAGCAGCGTTTTCGATAAAGTCTTCAACGTATCCCTTTGCTAACCAAGATGTTGTCACCCCTAGGATGAATGCTCCTATGACTACTAGGACAACGAGTGCGATTTCCATAGTAATCTCCATTGAGGGCAGAACTATTTAGAGGGTTTATAGAAGCCCCTTCTCAGAAAGATATCTTACTGACTCAGTGCATCCTCCAATATTATCTGACCCTAATTTAACTTGAGGAAAGGTTGAACCTTCTCCAAATTCTTGGTAGAATGATTTCCTATCAAAATTTTCATCTAATTTATACTCAACATAATTGTAACCTTTACCGTCTAAAACCTGTTTGATTTTGGTGCAATAAGGACAGCCAGTCCTTGTATAAACTGCGAAATTCATAAGTGTTTTGCGAATAAAAAAGGGTATCCTAAGATACCCTTGTTGTATATTATATATTCTGATTATCAGAATGTGAATTTAGCACCAAGCTTACCACCGAAGTCGATGATGTCGTCTCCACTGCTGTCTTCGTTAGAGATACCAGAAACTTCTCCGTAGAATGCAAGACTTTCTGTAGCAGCATAGCTGATACCTGCCTTACCTGAAAGTTCTGTCTCAGTGTCGTCAGTAGAATCTGTGTGGATGAATGCTGGACCACCTTGTACGTAGTAACCAACTTTCTCAGCACCACCTTCAAAACCAACGTGAAGATCTGTAGTAGCAGAAGAATAATCTCCATCTGGATATGAAGCATTAGCTTCGACATTCACGTATGGACCTGCAAAAGCAGCACCTGTGAAAAGGAATGGAGCAGCAGCAAGAGCTGCGATTGAAGTTTTAATAGACATGATTGTTTGTTAACTGTCTCGCAAGGATACTAAAAGACCCTGCGGATGATAGACTACCCCGACATGGGAGTCTGTTTAACATCTACGCAGGGTTACGATTCTTTCGAGTCCTGTGTTGTTATGTTAAGAAGTATTTATAATAACACAAACTTATCTATCTGTCAACTATTCGGTCTCTACGAATCTTTGCCTCTTGCATCTTAGCCTCTGCCTCATCCTTTGTCAAGAGTCCTCTCTCCAATTTTCTATAGAGTGTATTCATTTCCTCACCCCACAGTCTATAAGCAACCATTCTCTTAGCACTCTTGACCTTCATGTCCTTTGCTTCATCTGGACCTATAGGAAATCCTATGAAATAATCCTGGTCAACAATTGATTCCCATTCTATATCACACTCAGCAACTGCCTCCTTGATTTCATCAGGGAGGTCTTCATATTTTATTTTAGGCAGTTGTTTCATAGTATTCGTAACCAGATGCATTGCGAGTATGCCATATCATATTGTCACTCAATGGTATATCCATCATACCAGAGTGGTGAATGACAGTCTCAATATTACTCACACCACTTGTTAGAGTAGCATTACAATCAGAACCATCACCATCTTTAAAACAAATGGAAGTGTTACCACTTCCTAAAGTAAATCCTGCTGGATGACCACTAACAATACTACATGTGTATGTCTTACCACCTTCAACAGTTGCAGTCTGGTTTGCTAATGTGCCAGATGATGTTGAGGTGTTTTGAGTAAATGATATTCCTAACGAAGGAATAGAATAGGTACCCAAAGCAGTACCAGCAGTATTAGGATTGTCACTCCAACTAAACCCGAAAGTAATAGTTGCTGTGCCTGTACCTGTAGTAACAAAGTTACCATTGGCATCAAAGGTACCTGCTACTGTACCAGATGCACCTGCTCTTGTCAACTTCCATGCACCACCAGCAGGATTGTATGACCATGTGTCTGTGTTAGGTGGACCTACGTTTAGGTTACCCACTGACATACTTAACTTACGATAACCTTTAGTTGCTGTAAAAGTAATTGTGTAATCGTTTACTGCATCTGGTGTGGGTGATAAAGTTAACGGTGTGCCATCAAATGTAATACTCATTGAGTTGTCAGCAGCATACTGTAAACTATAGGTACCTGTCTCAGGTATTGTAACGTAGTAATCTAATGTTTTAGTTTGTCCTGAGTATGTCTTAGTACGTGAAGCCCAAACTCCATATGTGTTTAAGAAATCTCCCCAGAAACTATGAGGTCCAGACTGGAACCATCCTAGGTGACCCATCTCAGTGCTTGGTCCAATAACTATCTGAATAGTAACCTGACTTGTGCCACCAGCACTGAAGGTCATATTATATACTGTACCAACTACCAATGTATTTGGGTGAGGTGATCCTTCTATCCAC